ATCAAAAAGTGTTCAGAAGCAATATGGCAAAGAATACAATGCGGAGGATTTTATAAACGACTTTAAAAATTGGACTATTAGAGAAGCAAGAGACGGTGCTTATGTAGCTTTTCTTTCAACACTTATGAACGATGCGGTGAACAGAAAAGAGTTCTTTAATATTTTGAGAAAGCAAGGATATAGCGCTGTTATAGATGAATACGATTCAAATTTTGGAGAAACAACTGCGTTAATCGTATTTGATAGAGACAAAAATTTGAAGGTAGTAGATTCGAGGAAAATAGATAAGGAAGACTTGATATATTTAATGAAGCAAGTGGCGTCATCTGGGGATCGTTATAAATTATTAAATTTGAACCGTATGAAAAAACGGTGGAATTTATAGTTCTATAACGTCATAGAGACTTTGAATAGAAGGGTGGTGAGACAAACGAACACCTATTATATAGCTGGTTTTCCAATAACGGATGAACTTTGGCATCATGGCGTAAAAGGTCAACAGAAGGGAGTGCGCCGTTATCAAAATGAGGATGGCACTCTGACCAGCCTTGGGCGTAAGCATTATGGTGTCGGCGTTCTACAAAAAGGAACTAGCGGCGAAGAAGTATTGGCTATGCAGAAAGCTTTGAAAGCTGCCGGCTATGCGTCAATGCTGAAACGTTATGGCGCTGACGGAAAGTTTGGTTCCGAAACTCTTGCTGCCGTAAACAAATTCAAGAAGGATCACGGCCTGGCAGCTGATGGACTGTTTGACGCAAAAACAAAGGCTCTCTTGGATAAGGAAGTGGCAAAAACAAAAACTTCTTCTTCTTCTGCTTCCACCCCTTCATCCCAAACCGCCTCAGAAGTGCCTTTAGACGACAGTTCAACCGCGCAACAGAGCGGATCTTCTGGCAGTAAGAGAAAGAAAAGCAGCAGAAAGAAGCGTTCAGGGCATGGCGGTTCGAAAAGTAAATCGGGCGATGCTGAAGAAATCGGATCTGGAAATGCATTATTTACATCCAAGATTTCTGATTTAGGCTCGCATGGGAAAATATTATCTAAATTAGGAAGCAGTACAGTCCATGAGCTTTTGAGCGGAAATTTACTTGACGAAGCTGACTCTGAAGTCGGGACATTACGTTCCGCTTCATCGGTAAGCAGTTCTATAGCCGATCCAATCCATATTCGAGAGGTATCAATTAAAGGTAAAAATTATTTGGATAACGTGTTTAAGATAAAAATAGGAGGAAAATCAAAATGGTAAAAATGCACATTGAAGCGCCGTGGTACAGCTTTCAGAAGAAAATCCAGGCGCTGTTTGGCGGCGACCCAGACATCATCGTCAACGATCTGATTGCGGATGAGGACGGCGAGGCGGATTACGTTCTCAACATTGAGGTTCGCAACCATAAAAAGTTCACAGCACTTGACCGCGTTGTCGCTACTTACAAGCAATTTGGCGATATCATCGTCAAGATCGCACTGTATGACGAAGAGAACAACGGCATTAATCCTGGCGTTGAGCTTTATGAGACGATCTTTGAGGGTAACCCGATTATCGAGGATGTCAAGAATCGCGTGTTCCCAGATGGGGTTTCTCACGGTTATGTCCGCTTCAAGCCGGAGGTCGTGCAGTTCTTCGACGATAATCTGGCTGATTACAACGGCAACTGGACGGGCCTGGCTGAGGACATCGCGCGGGAAATCTTTGAGAATGATTCCACCGGCATGCAGTTCTGCACGGCTGCGTCTGAAAAAGTTGAAGTCCCTCTCGGCGAATGGCCGTAACGGGGGGGGGGTAATTCGTTATGTCGGTTTATTATGTTTCTGGTTATCCCGTTTCTGATGAGCTGTATCACTACGGCACTCCGAGAATGAGATGGGGTGTAAGGCTTTATCAAAATAAGGACGGTACATTAACCGAGCTCGGTAAGGAACGATACAGAAAATATAGCGACAAGTACAGATCAAAAAGCGACAAGGCAAAAGAAAGCTTGAAAACCGCAGAATCCGAATTGGCGGGAACTAAGATCAAGGAACGTGATTATAAGTCAAAGAAACTTGAACTGGAACAGAGGTTGTATGACGCTCAGAATAGAGCGGAAAAGCAATCTAATAGAGCTCAGCAGTTGAAAAACAGTTTTGGAACTGATTTTGGAGAACAAAAACGTTCTGAAAAGACGCAGAAGGCTATAGATAAGATTACTAAGCAACTGGCAAAAGCAAATTATAATGTGTCCGGAATAGAACGTTACCGTTTGCAATATGAAAATAAAGTAGACAAGCTGTTAAAGTCCATTGAAAAATATGACGCCAACAGTGACCTTTATAAGCAGCTTGCCGACGAAGGTGTCACTAAGCGCTATAAGAAAAGAAATAGCTAGGTGATAAACTATGCCAACATTTTTTGAGCGTCTTCAGCACAGCTGGAACGCATTCAGGGGGCGGGATCGTCCCTCGGGTTATACCGGACCTGCGAGTTATTACAGGCCGGATCAGATCAGGCTGCGCGTTGGCAACGACCGTTCCCTGATTACGGCGATATACAATCGAATCGCGATGGATGTCGCCAGCAATAGAATAGAGCATGTAAAACTTGATTTGGAGAACGGACGATACAAGGAACGGGTAAACGACAGCCTTAACAACTGCCTGACGTTGGAACCGAATATCGATCAGACAAGCCGCGCCTTTATACAGGACGCGGTTCTTTCTTTGTTTGATGACGGTTGCGTCGCGATTGTCCCAACAGACACCAGTGTTGATCCGTCAAAATCCACCTCGTATGATATCATGTCCATGCGGATCGCCAAGATCGTGCAATGGCGGCCTCAGTCTGTCGTCGTATCTATTTACAACGAGCAGACCGGTCAAAAGGAAGAAATAGAGGTTCCAAAACGCCTGGCCGCAATTGTTCAAAATCCATTTTACATGGTTATGAACGAGCCGAACTCCACATTACAGCGATTGATTCGAAAATTAAACATTCTTGACGCTGTGGACGAACAGGCCAATTCCGGAAGACTGGATCTTATTATTCAGCTTCCATATACGGTTAAATCTCCAACCCGTAAAAAACAGGCGGACGAAAGACGCAAGGACATTGAGATGCAGCTGGTTGGCTCAAAGTACGGTATCGCCTACATGGATGCCACTGAGAAAATCACGCAGCTCAATCGACCTGTGGAAAACAACCTTCTCAATCAGATCGAGTATCTGATGAATATGCTCTATTCTCAGTTGGGCGTCACGCCGGAGATATTGAACGGTACCGCCAGCGAAGACGCCATGATCAATTACACGACAAGAACCGTTGAGCCGATTCTTTCTGCAATTGTAGAAGAGATGAAGCGCAAGTTTCTTACAAAGACGGCCAGGACGCAGGGTCATTCGATCATTTACTCGTCTGAGCCGTTCAAACTCGTTCCCGCGAGTAAAATTGCCGACATCGCTGAGAAGTTCGTTGGCAATGAAGTGCTTACGCCGAACGAGGTTCGCTCTGTCATCGGTTTCAAGCCTTCGGACGATCCAAAGGCCGATGAACTTAGAAACCGTAGACTCAATCAAGACGACACTACCGAAGGCGCTGTAACGGCAATTCAAAATGGCAGTGAAAAAGAAGAAAAACAGCTATCTGAAGACACAATAGCGCAGATGCCGATTTCGGAATTGAACCGCCTGCTTGAAACGCCGAACACTGCCTAAGCCCAATGTTTGGAGGTAAATAAAATGCCCAAGTTCGACTTTGGTGGTTACGCCACTAAAAACAATCTGAAGTGTGCGGACGGTCGAACGATTCGAAAGGACGCCTTTATAGACTGCGACGGCATGAAAGTGCCGCTGGTCTGGGCGCACAAGCATGACGATCCCGGCAAGGTGCTGGGTCATGCAATTCTGGAGAATCGGGAAGACGGCGTTTACACGTACGGGTCCTTCAACGAAACCCCGTCTGGCAAGAACGCAAAGGAGCTTGTCAAACATGGTGACGTGAGAGCCCTTTCTATTTATGCCAACAACCTCGTCCAGAAGGGCGGGGATGTGATTCACGGCATGATCCGCGAGGTCAGCCTATGTCTGGCTGGTGCGAATCCAGGTGCCCGAATTGAAGAGCTTTCCTTTGAACACAGCTATGATGAGGATTGCGACGACTTCGAGGCGCTTCTCTTCAACGGTGAAAACATTGTTATCGAGCATTCTGACGACGATGCCGATGAGGAAGAGAAGAAAAAGAAGGAAGAAGCCAAGAAAGAATCCGAGGACGATAAAGAAAAGTCCGACGATGACAAAGATGAGGATGAAAAGGATGAAAAGGAGGGGGCCGATATGGTCACCGATACTGAAAAAAAGGAGCTCAAGCACGAGGACGAGGAGACCGTTAAGGATGTCTTCGATTCCATGAGTGAAAAGCAGAAGAATGTTGTTTATTTCATGATTGGTCAGGCGCTTGAGAATAAGGATAACAAGGAGGAAGACGACGTGTCTCATAATCTGTTTGAAAACAACGCTGGTAACGAAGCGTATCTGGCCCATGCCGCGATGCGGGAAGCTATTGACACCGTAATCAAGGAAGGCCCCAAGTATGGCTCTCTGCGCAAGTCCTATGAGCATCACATGCAGGAGGGCGGCGCTCTGGCCCACGCGATTGACACCACTGGCCTGACCGTGCCCACCGCATGGGTTCCCGACAGTAATGGCAATTATGCCCCCGGCACCGGCTACGGTATCAACGGGCTGGAGTATCTGTTCCCCGAGGCTCATGAGCTGAACGACCTGCCCGAGTTTGTAAAGCGCGAGACCACCTGGGTTGACCAGGTTCTGGCTGGCGTCAAGAAGTATCCCTGGGCCCGTATCAAGACCACTTTCGCCAATATCACCGAGGACGAAGCTCGTGCGAAGGGCTATTTGAAGGGCAACCTGAAGAAGGAAGAGTTCTTCAGCCTGATGAAGCGCGAGAGCTCTCCTACCACCGTGTACAAGAAGCAGAAGTTCGACCGTGACGACTTGATTGATCTGGCCAAGCCGCAGGTTGTCGCCTGGGTGAAGACCGAGATGCGCATGATGCTGAACGAGGAGCTTGCTCGTGCGATCCTGATCGGCGATGGTCGTCCTGTCAGCAGCGAGGACAAGATCTTTGAGGACAAGATTCGTCCTATCGTTAGCGACGTCGACTTCTTCACCGTGAAGCAGTATGTCGTTCCCGGCGCGGACGACGAAGAGACTGCCAAGAAGGCGATTAAGGCGATCATCAAGGCCCGCAAGTTCTATAAGGGCACTGGTAGCCCGACCTTCTATACCACCGAGGATTGGCTGACCGACATGCTGCTGGTTGAGGATTCCATCGGCCGCCGTCTGTATGACACTGAGGCCCAGGTTTCCTCTGCGATTCGTGCGCGCAATATCGTGCCCTGCGAGCTGCTGGAGAATTACACCGATGCCCAGGGCCGCGAGCTGATCGGCATCCTCGTCAACCTGAACGACTACGGCGTTGGCACCGATAAGGGCGGCGAGGTTACGATGTTCGACGACTTCGACATCGATTACAACCAGTTCAAGTACCTGATCGAAACCCGCTGCTCCGGCATGCTGATGAAGCCCTACTCCGCTATTGCGGTGTTCAAGTCCAACAGCGGCTCCGGCACCACCACGACCGACTAAATCACGAAAAATCGCCTAACTTCTTCGAAGCACGGCGATTAGTTGGCTT